AGATTTCTATAAAATCTAAATTAGGATCCGTTACTAAATAATCTGTAAAGGTTTGATCTCCATACTCTTTAAAATAATTAAGTATGATCCTATACGCTATTGTTGGTGTAGTGCCAATAGCAACTCCACCTCCGTAACTATTGTAAGTATATTTTCTTATAATAGTTCTTTCTTTATCTAGCTCTATTTGATAACTCAATTTAATACCCCCTCTCTTACAATCTCTAAATTTCTACCGTGTTGACGATATTTAGATCTACAATTCAAGCAGCTAACTTGTTGGATCTCATTTAGATAATCTACGGTGTTAACGATCTTGCTACTTTTACAAAATCTACAATTAACTACCCTTTTATGTTTTAGTTGATAAGTGTAATTCACTTTTTACCTCCCAAGTATCTTTCTTATAAAACCATTATAGGGTATAAATTTAAAAAAGCGTGTATTTATTTAAAAAAAAGAAAATAGCCGGGCGTTTTGCGGATCCCGGCTATTTTAGGGTCGTGATTATACTTGGGGGTATTTTCACGTCTGTATTGCGTTGCAATTCTTTAAGCCACTTTTAATTAATATAGTCTATTTATATTTTTAACTCTATTTTAATTATAAGTTTGTTTTGGCTTATATTGTTCTAGGGCGTGTTGAATTACTGTAATAAATCCGGATAAAAACGAAACGCCTAATAGTTGTATTAAGTCGGCGTCAATTATTCCACTAGAGTTAGCCAAGTATAATGAAATAGCACTTTGTAGGCCTGTTCTAAACGCTTTTGAAAGCATAAAAGACCAATACTTTTTCCAATCTTTTTTATTCGATCCTGTATTTGCCATTAATCTTATTCCTTTCCTCTGTCATTTTAGCATTTCTAAACTCCATTAATTTAGAGTAGGTATTAGATCCTACGATACCGTCTTCAATTAGCCCGGCTTTCTTTTGGAAAACCAATACGGAGGCTTGGGTTAGGCTACCGAAATCTCCGTCGGTAATTAAAGTTCGATTTAAAACGCTATTTAAAAGCTCTTGAATATATTTAACTCCGTCGCCTTTATCGCCTTTCCTTAATGGTTTAACCGATAAACCTAACTTAATATATTCTTTTTGATCGAAATTTTTACGTACGATCCCTTTATTTAATTCTTCCGGGGTTACAAATATCTCGAAGTGCATAGGATCTTTGTAACTTCTATAATCTCCTCCCCACCTAAAGACTTGTAAATCGTCTTGTGTTTTAATATCTAGTATCTTCTTGATCGTATTATCTTTAAAATTTGTTTTAGTAGATCCGTCCCTCGTTACCGGGTTTAGATCCCAATTTATATCTACTGCTAAACCGTAAGCGTGGCAACTATACCTATTACTATTAGCTATCTTTCTAAAGTTATACCCTCCGGTTGTTTTCCTATGCGTTATGTACTCATCTTCTACTAAGCACATATTTAATAATGTAAAGGCCGGCAATACTGCTTTATTAATTCTTGCTCTACCTCTACCGTTAAAATTTATAATTAATAGATCTTCGGTATTACCTAGGGCGTGCGCCCAATTCTCTAAATACCAATTACTACTACCTCTTCTCGTACTCATAATATCTCTATATCACTCCATTTTCGTAAATTTTTTCTACTTTGTAAAACTAGGGTTGTTATACCCGGTACGCTTTTTTCTCCTCCGCTTTCTTCAAACCATTGTGAGCCGTCGTCTAGGGTCGTTGTACCTAGTAAAAGCCTCTCGCTTTCTTTACTCCAAAAGTGGTGGTAATGACCTACTAACAATACGTTAGTAGCATAAAATCCACCTTTAGACGGCTTACTAGCCATTTTATTAAACCAATTCTCTACCCTAGCGGCCGGTGTCGTTCCGCGTTTGGCTTGGTGGCCGTGAGCTACGGTTAACACTACATCGGGTAAGACTTCTACACTATACGCCAAACTATTATCCGGGATCGTAAATTTAACGTGTTGTTTTGTTGGATCTGCTTTTAAGACTTGTGCTACTTCGTCGAATAATTCTAAATCCTTATTATCCCCGAAATTCGTATAGGCTTTAGTACCTAATCTTTTTTCTCCGTGATTTCCCGCACAACATAGGCCTAGTACCTCGTTAAATTCGTTACTAAATTTATTAAAAGCGTCTAAGAGCATACGTCGAGCTAGTGTTTTCTGTTGCCGCTCATCTAAGACGGTTGTAAATTGTTGCATAGGATAAAACCCGCTGCAACCCTCGACGAGATCCCCTAATCCTACGATTATTAATTTATCTAGATCGTCATATTTCTTTTTTAAATATTTTATTTGTTTATCTATAGCGTCGAGGCTCTCGTAGTAGCGTTCTAGCATATTTTCGCTACCCTCTTTACCTACTTGCCAATCGCTCATACATATTACAAAAGCCTTTTTATTTTTAGTTTTAGTTTTGGTTTTAGGCTTTTTCTTCTTAGCGTTGCTAATTAAACGTTTAAGCTCTTTATCGTCATACTTATTATTTTTTCTTGCATAGATGTTAGCTTTAAAATAATAAAAGTTTTGTATTCCGTCTTTGCCCCAACCTTGCCACGTACGAAAGTTAACCGGCTCATCTTCTCTTACGTAAAAGTCTTTACTAGATCCGTCCCCTAGCCAATAATCTATCCACTCGTCCCAATTCGGGTTACCTTTTGGTATTGCTTTAGTTGTTATAGTGCCTTTAGATCCGTTCATTTCAATACCGGGGATCCAATCACTACTAGGTTTTTGTTTTTTACCGTTAGTAGTCGGTACGTCTTTCCTACTTTCTACAAACTCGTCTAAATTCATAACTCGCAACCATTTTCCTTAGCGATACGTGCAATAATCTTGCGTAATCCGTCCTCGCTAACCATATTGTAACCTAATACCTCTTGGCAATATTCGGCTATAGTTAAATAGTTGTATCTATAAGCTAAAGGATCTTTAGCTTTTTCTATTGCTTGTTTGAGTAAGTTTATGATAGTTTCGGTTTCGTTCGGGTATCTAACCTCGAATTTTCTAGGGTGTGCTTTTATTTTACCTTTTACGAAAGTATCTAGATCTATATTTGTCATTTAATAGCCCCGTTTCTGTATAACTTATAAGCTATTATAAACGTCTTTTACGACATTTTAAACGTTTTAAGATAAATCGTCTTCGTCTAGATCTAACCACTTGTAAGATCTATCGTAGTAATTTCGGTTAGACCAATCTTCTTGGCTTACTCTTTTAATAAAGTTACCAATATCTTTTAAAAAAAATCCTAATAAAAATCCTAAAATATAATCCATTATTTATTATTCTCGCAATTCTCGCTCCCGTGCTTGCAGTTACATACTTGTACGAAAGATCCGTCGTCTTTTTTATATACTTTGCACATAGTTATATCTTATCTTTCTTTACTAACCACCACGCTAGATAGTTAACTACTATTACTGTAACTATTATTAATAAAACGTCCATATTAAGCCTTTTTAATCTTCTTGATTATTATACCTAGCACTAGAGCAATAGTTGCGGTTTTACTTGCTATAAAGACGTGGCCTAAACTTAGATCTATCCCGGAAGTCATACCTAATAAACACGCTACAAAAGGTTTAGACCAATCTTCTATATGATCTTGTAGAATATTTTTCACTAGCCACCTAATTTAATTAGTATCTCGGTAATTGCGCTATTTAATTCTTTCTCTCTTAGTGCTAGATCTACGATATTCTCTTCTAATTTATCTATTTGTATTTGATAAACTGCGGCTAATTGTTGTAGATCGTTAACGGTTTTAAATAACCACGCTACTAAAGCAGCTAAGCCACCCTGTAGTATTTGAGATATATTTACTTGTGCTTTCATTACATTAAAACGTTTACAAGTGTAGCTATTGAAATCCCGGCGATGATCCACCCGTAAATCTCTGCTCTAGTTGGCCTCGTGTTAATATCTTTTTGTAATTCGTCTAATTTATTAAAAATCTTCTCAATATCTAGCATAATTTTAGCCGTCATTTCCTTTTGAGTGTAATTATTGTTGTCGCTCATAATCTAAATACGATTTTAGCAGTATGCGCCACTCCTTTTTTGATAGTGATATAGTGCGACCGTCGTAAATATCGTGGTGTAATTTACATAACATCGCTACGTTATCTATATCGTATTTACGTTTAGGGTTACCGCCCATACCTATACCGTGTATATGCGCCATTTCTAACCATTGATCGTAATTAATACACTCCGGCCACTCGCATTTATTGCCGGCTCGCTCTAAAGCTATAGCCCTCATTTTTTGTAATTCGGTTGGCACTATTTAAATATTTTACGTTTCCAAAACCTTTTAATGTAACTATTTATAATAATATCATTATGGTTTTGTTGTTGGTGTAGCTTATAATCTCTATCATCTATTACGTCTAGCTCGCTTTTCCAATTATCACGTTTAAAGGGTATTAATTGAGCTATTGGAGTGCCTTTAGGTACTATACCTTTAAATTGATTACTTACCCACATAGGTAGAGCGAAATTAAATACGTAATCGTCTGTATCGATAACCGCCGGTACTGCTTTAAATATATTATCGTGAAATCCTAGAGGAGGCACTACTAAAGTAGAATAGCCTTTAGGTGTTTCGGGTACTATTAACCAATGATATTTAACAACTTGCTCGTGGTAACCGTATGGAGTATCCATTAAAAAAGTAGTATTTCCGTGATTTTCAAAAAGTGGGTTATCTACTTTCCAACTCAAACTAAAATCGTTCGGTAATTGCTCTAAATATACATCGGCTTGTAAATCTACCATATAGCCTAAATTAAAACTATCTTCCATAGGTTTACATTTTTTAAAAGTCATATTAGTCATAGCGCCGGTACCTACTTTTAACTCTTTTTCCGGATAAAAAATAGGAGCATTTTTAAACCAACTAGGTATATATGTTTTAGCCGGTTTTATATCTCCCTGTAATTCTTTTGTAGGTTTTCCTATTGCGTGTAGTTTAAATTTTTTATATTTCATTTTTCCTTTTTCGTTCTATAATTTTTTCTTGTTGTAAATAATTCTATAAAATCGTTTTGTACTTTTTTATAATCTTCTTTAGATCCGTTAGTAATATCTAAAATTAATTTTTCATCTTCTCTTTTATATACTAAACAATGTATTAATGGCGTACCTGCTTTTATTTGAAAATTACTTTTTAGTATTTCGAAAGGAAATTGTATATAGCCCCATTTATCGCCCTCTACAATTCCGCTTAATAATCTTATATCTTGGCGAAAGTGGTAAAAAGGATCGCTATATAATATGTTATATCCTTTTGGTATTTCAAAATAATAAGGTAACTTAATTTTTAAAACTTCTTGATTTAAGTTAGTTTTTAAATCCATACCTTTTATTTGTTTTTGATCGTGTGAAGTAATAAACTCGGTAACGCTATCGTTTTCGTTAATTCTTGCCGTAAAATCCCACTCCTGCATAATTGGGTTATTGTTTTCATCGTACATAGTTTTAAAATAAAAATTAGCCCATAAAGGTATAATAAATCCGGTAGTTATTATATCTTGTATAGCCGGGCAATTTTTAGCATTAATTATATTTTTGCCTAAAAATGTATCGTAGTGGTTTCCAATTTTCATTTTTTTATACCAATCCGGTAAAAGTTGGTTACTTAAAACCGGTGGGTATAATTCTAAAAATTTTTCGTAATTTTCTTGTATTGGCTTAACTTTTATTATCATCTAAATAACCTTTAACTCCGTGTTTAAACGATCCATATTGTTTTAAATATGTGCCTTTATCTTTCTTTCTAAATTTATCGTTACTATTTAAGTTTACGTATTCTAATTCTAGTTGATTTCTTTTATAAGGTAAGTATATCGCTAAAGGCGTACCCTGTTTTATTAATATCTCTCCATATTGTTTTATAATAATTTGTATATTAACCGGGTGTATTTTATCCGTACGTAACATACCGAAAGCCGCCTCCCAAGTATTATTCTCCTCGTAAGGTATTGGAAGTTGGTAACAACTGTAATTTTTTGGTGTGAAAACTTTTAAAGGTAAATTTATTTTAAGGATCATTTTATAATTTTTATTATTTATATGGTCTAAAAGTTGTAAATCTGCGTGATCTTGTATAGCGGGTAACCCGTTTTCCGTTGTGAAATTTATTGGTGTTTTCCAATTATATGTACTATCTTCATTTACATTTATTAAATAATCCATAGGAGCCAATATTACAAAACCATATTTATAAATATCTATAAAGCTAGGGCAACTTTTTACGGTTTTATAAAATTTTAAATAATCCCAAGTAGATTTAGTATTTTCTATTGGTTTTATATTTTTATACCAATTAGGTACGTATTTACTTAAAGGTTGAGGCATTAAAGAAGTTTCGTTATATAAAATATCGTTATAAGTACCAAAAGTTATTTTATTCATTTTTTAAATTAAACCTTTCTTTATAACTCATATTTAATAAATTGTTTAAAAATACATCTTCTTTTATTTCTTCGTATTCTTCTTTAGTTCCATTTCTAACATTTATTTTAATTTTTTCTTCATCTCTTTTATATATTAGTGCTTGAATTAAAGGAGTACCGGCTTTTAATAAAAATTCATCTTTTAATATGGAAAAAGGAAACTCAAATACTCCGTGCTTATCTAGTTCTACAATACCATTTAAACATCTTATATTATTTCTAAATTGGTAAAAAGGATCTGTAAAAAAAATATTATATCCTTTTGGTGCCAATATTTTAAAAGGATAATGAAATTTAAGAGTTAAATTATTTAATGTTCTTCCTATGTCTAGTCCGTAAGTCTGCGGTATATTATGTTGGCCTACGTGTTCTTCTATAGGATCTCCGTAAGCCTCGGCTATACTTGCTTTCCAATATTGATCGGTAGCTATTCCGTCTTTGTAAATAGTTTTAAAAGCGAAATCAAACCATAAAGGTATTGTAATTCCTGCTACTAAAGTATCTATTATTGCCGGGCAACTTTTAGCGCCGTTTGCATTATCTAAAGGTGTAACACTATTTATTAACGTATTTAACTCATTACTCTTAGGAAAATTTTTATACCAATTAGGTAAATTTTTATTAGATGTTATAGGTGGAAAAAGTTTTAATAAATTTTCGTATTTAGGATCTTTTGGTATGATAGTTATTTCCACAACTATATTTTAACCTTTTAATATTTATTCGGGTGGTGCCGGGTAAAGTTTCCAACCGTCTGTATTATCTAATTGGTAGGCCTCTTCGTCCCAATAATACTCTAGATCGTCCGGAGTATCTATTGGAGCTTTCCAAAAAGCGTTAGGTAAATCTAATACCCAACTCTCGTAAGGTTTTGGAGGTAAAAATATATCGTTTGTAGGATCATAAGTACCACCAACCGAGGCGTAATTACCTCTAAAAGGAGTACCTCCTAAATTATGTACGTTTTTATTTGTATTATAAGACGTTCTTTTAGTTGTATTTCCTTTAATTGAGGTGTAATACTCTTCCCAACTACTAAATTCGCTTGGTAAGGTATCTTCTTCGTTTTTACCTACTATAACTTCTATTATTTCGTTTTCGTCGTTTATTACTGCATAATGAGCCATAATTATACCTTTATGTTAAAGCGAAACTTATATCATCACTACCGGCCGTAATGTATGTTGTTGTTAAACCGCTATCCGTATCTATAGTAGTGCTAGCGGTTAAGCCTGCTCCAACTGTTATAGTTAATTCATTTCTATATTGTAAATAAACTAAACCCGATCCCCCATTACCACCGTTACCGTTAGCGTTTCCTCCCGTGCCTCCTGTACCTGTATTAGCGCTGCCGGAAATCCCGCTACCTGCTTGGCCTCCTTTAATATATTCAAAACTAGGGTGGTTAGTCCAATCTAAGCCGTCGCCTCCTGCGTGTCCCTGTCCGCTAGAGCTAGGAGTAGTATTTACCGAATAATTAGTCTTACCTGCGTTGGTAAAACCGCCTCCGCCACCACCGTTGGCCGCTTGACGTTGTACTCCGTAGGCTCCGTTTTGGCCTTGACCTGCCGTTCCTGTGCCTCCTGCGCCCCCGGCATTATAGTTGTAAAAAGTGTTAAATCGTGATCCTCCCCCGCCACCGGAGCCACCATTACCACCATTAGCACTATTGCCCTCATAATTGTATGATCCCGAAGACCCATAACCGCCCCCTACTGCCGTAAAGGTGCCTCCATTATAAGCTAAAGTCGTATTACTTCCGCTAGATCCATTATTAGCGTTAGTAGGAGCGCTATATCCATTTCCTTTATTACCTCCCGCTCCAATAGATACGGCGTAATTAGTACTTAAATCAAATATTTGATCAAACCCGGATATTTTTCCGCCCGATCCTCCGCCTGCGCCCAAGTGGCCACCCCAACCCGGGTGGTTACGGCCTCCGCCTCCCCCTCCGGCTCCTGCGATAACCTCATAAGACATTTTATAAATATTTACCGGCTCGGTTTCGGCTTTAACTATAGATCTAGCTTTAGTACCGGAAAAACCGCTATTAGTAATACTTTGTATAGACACTAGCTAATCTCCGTACCAAAAGCCGAAAAACTTACGTTAGCGTCGCTTGCTCCAACACTTACTACGTCGGTAGCGTCTATTGTTATACCTAAAGTTAAAGTAATTGTATCGTTAGCGTTTATAGAGCTATCGTATGCTAAATAATGTTCGTTAGCTAAAGTAGCCCCGTCGGGTTTTACGGCAATCCTAAAGGTATTTGCTGCTCCCTCTCTATTACATATAACTATAGTGCTAATAACTGTTTCGGTGCTTGCGGGTACTGTATATAAGCTAACATCGTTAGCGCTAGCGTCCCCTGTTTGTCCTAAAACTTTATAAGCCGTTGCCATAATCTATTTCCTTTCTTTATGCTCCTATTAATAAAAACTCATTAAAAGCCGCTCCGGCGGAAGTGGAAGATAGTTGGCCGCTTGTTGCGGTAATTGTTACTCCGTCGGCAATAGCTGCTACTAAATCTGCTATAGTTTCTTTACGGCTTGTATTGCTATCGTCTGCGTCAATAATTGCAATACTATCATTAGCAACGTTAACAACTGCGGCGGTTAATTCGTTTAGATCTAAAGCTAAACTCACGGCGCCACTTGTACCGCCTCCGGAAAGTCCGTCGCCGGCGGTTACTCCGGTAATATCTCCCTCGCCTATAAAGTTTGTCCAACCGGAGTTATAAAATTGAAGTGTTGTAGATCCGGTTAAAAATACGAATTGGCCGTCTTCCGGGCTTGTAATTGCGGCGTCCCGTGCGGTAGCGTCTGCGAAAACGCAGATACTCTGCTCCATTAAATAATTGTTTACATCGCTCGCCGTTAATACTTCTCCGGTAGCGAAAGTTTTAAATCCACTAGGCATAGTTTTAGTTTATCCTTTCTTGTTGTTTTCTATAGCTATATGTCATTAATAACCTAACTTATCGGTATCTAAAATACCAAATAAAGCGTTATCTAGTCTTAAAAAGGCTTGTTGGTTAGCGCTACTTAATTTATACGATACTTTAAAGGTATCGGGTGTAATACTGTAACTTATAGCGTCTAATACTTCTAAGCTAACTATTTGACTTGGGCTACCACTACCCGGAGGTGTTAGCTCAATATTTACAATATCTCCTACTTCACTTTCTAGGATCAAGTTTTGATTAGATGTATTTAGATCTACTACGTTTACTTCTAAATTATCAAAACGTAATAAAGCGTCTTTATATTTACCTAATAAAAATAAAGCAGCGTCGTTAACTTCTTCGTCATTATCATTTAAAAGACCGGATCTAGTTAATGTACGTATTAAGTATTTAATTTGTGATCCTATATCTTCTTTTGTTTGTGTTGATCCACCCTCACGAGTTAAGTTAATAATATTATAGATCTCGTTATCGTCATTTATATAATCTACTTTTACGTATGGTATATCGCTACCGTCGTCGCTAAACGTTTTAGTTACTGTACTTGGGTAAGTGGTATGTCTATTTCTAAACGTCAATTTACCGCTTTTAGACATAAATAATAATCCGTTTTCGCTACGTTCTATAGTTTGTAATAAACTAAGCGTATTATCTGTTACACCGCTAAGAGCTTGCATAGTGCTAATACCGGTATCTATATCACGATTAGCAGCACTAAACTTAACTGTATTACTACTTAAAATATTATTGATCATAGTTCCGCTATCGGTACTACTAAAACTAGCGTTAGTTAATTCTGTATTGTTGATCTTCATAAAACTATCGAAACCGGTAAAAGTAGCGAAAGAGTTATTACTATCCGGGTACGTTAGTTGTATATCTGCTACAAAACCTACGAATAAATCTTCGTATGTAGATCCGCCGTCCGTAGTAGCGTCGACGTGCATAATAATAAACGGCTCAATACCGGGATAGTAAGGGCTACTTGTATTAGTATTTTCGTATTTTCTAGAGTTATTTAATAATTTAATTGCACAACTACCCGTAAAAAAGCTATCTAGATCCTTAGATCTACCACGGCTTATAGCGATGTTTTGTACGTCTGCGGTTACATCGGTTAAAGTTGTAGCTCCTCCTAATTCGCCGAAATCAAGTTGGCCTCTAACTAGATCATCTAACGTAAAGGTATTTGGAGTAAAACCTAGCCTAACTCTTACCGTAGGTTGTGCCATTTAAACGATCCTTAGATTACGTCTATTATATTTTTCTATCTGCTCGACTATTAATCGGCCTACGTCTGCTCCGTCTGTACCAATCCCGGCGTTTACGGTTATATTGTAATTATTACCACCTAGGCCAAGTCCGCCGCCAACTCCCGACGGTAAAGGTATAATAGCCTCCGCCCCCTCTTCGCCAATTTGTGCGATAGTGGGCTTAGTTACGATACCACCTTTAGCCAACCTTGGTATATTCGGTATATCGGGCGGGTCTATATCGATACCAAAAAAACTAAAAGCTAATCCACTATTTAGATCGTTAATAAAACCGTTGATCTTATCTATGACTTTATTAAATACAAACTTAACACCCTCTAGCACTACGCTACCACTAGTTTTAAGTACCGTAGTAATAGTTTCTATAAAGCCTTTACCAAACTCTTTTAATCTAGGCCAAATAAAATCCTTAGCTTTTGTTAAAGCTCCTATAAATACATCTTTTAAAGTACCTAATAAATTCCAATTATTCTTAAAGAAAGATAATAAATTCTTAAATATTCCTTTTAGTGCCTCTACTGCTCCGTTAACATCTCCACTAAAAAGAGCTTTTATAAAATCTACTACACCTTTAAATATGTCTTTTAATAAACTAAATTGAGTTTTAACGAAATCTAAACCTTTATTAAAAGCTCCTACAAACCCGTCGCTTTGAAAGAAAGATATAAAGTTACTAAATAAATTTTTAAGGAAACTAATACTATTATCTACGAAATTTCTAAATCCGGCTACGTTATCATAAGCGTATCTAAATCCACCCGCTAAAGCCGCTATAGCGCCAATAATTAACGTTACCGGGCTAAATAGTGCAGCGAAAGCACTAGCTAACGATATAACACTAGCTAGAAGTATTCCACCTATAACTACTGCTAAAGCGGTAAAAGCTACTCTAGGGTTAGCTTGGAAAAACTTTTGTATACGATCAAATACCGGCCTTAATCTATCTCCTAGATCTTGGAAAGCCTTAGTAAGTCTTTTTATAGTGTTTTGTACTTCATCGCTTGTAAAGAAAGATCTAACATTATCTATGAAAGCCTTTAACCCCGGTTGGATCTCTTTAAATTTCTTTTGTATGTTATCTATTGCCTCTAAAAGTAGTGGAGCTAATTTCTGCCCGATTTCTATTTGTAAAACTTGAAACCCTGCTTTTAATTTCTCTAAAACTAATCCTATACCCTGCGACCCCTGCTCGAAAGCGGCGTCGGTTGCTCCAACTGCATTAGCGGCGTTCTCTATTTCACTTGCGAATTTATCGGCGCCTTTACCGGTAAGTGTTTGGATAGCGCCTAAAGCCTCTACGGATCCTACATATTCGGCTAAAGGTTTACCGTTAGCCTCGGCTCCTTTTTTAATAATGTCGAAACCCTCTTTAAGATCTCCACCACTTGCTATAAACTCTTCGAAAGACTTTCCGGTCAATTCGAAAAATAATTGTGATAGCTTAGAAGTTGGTTTAGCTAATTCGCTTAATGCTTGTCTAATCATAGTCATAGCTACGCTTGTAGGAGTACCCGAGGCGGTAAGTGTAGCAACTGCGGCCGTAACATTACCAAACTCTATACCCATAGACGCAGCAATAGGAGCAACATTAAACATAGCGTTAGATAATTCTTCAACGGTTGTTTTACCACCTTTAACCGCAGTAAATATAATATCGCTTGCCTCGCCTACGCTAATAACATCGCTACCAAAAGCGTTTACTACGGTAGTTAAACCGTCTACCGCTACTCCTAAATCGGTAGCTCCACCTACGGCTAATTTATTAGCTACTTCTAGGAAAGTAAATACATTATCCGGCGGTACACCGGCGGAAAGGCTATCGTATAGAGCCGGTATAACATCTTCGGGTAATTTACCGATCTCTTTAGAAAGTTTTAAAACATCTTTATTTATTTGGTCAAAAGTTTCTTTACTTGTACCCGGTAACAACGTAAAAACTTCGTTCATACCGGTTTCGAAATCTCTAAAAGCAGTAATAGACTTAGTAGCGGCCGCTCCCGCAGCTACACCAATACCGGCGAAGATTTTATTAACCGTATCTCCGGTTTTCTTCATTTCGGCGCCTACATCGCTAAATTTCTTACCGACTTTACCTACGTTACCTAAAAACTTTTTAGTATCTGCTAAAAACGTAAACCTTAATGTTTTCTCTGCGTTAGCCGCCATTATTTATTTTCCTTTATAGATCTCTTAATTAAATTCATCATCTCTTCGCTATAATTTTCTGTAATCTTAGGTACTGCTTTAGCTATTGTTGGCTCGGCTACATAACCTACGTATTTGTTACCCTCCGGAAAATCATCGCTAGATTTCCATAGATCCCCAAACCATTTTTTATACACTCTTCTTTTAAGTTCGCTAGCCGGAAAAAATATACCGGTAGCGTTAGAGCTTACGGATCTTCCTTTAGCTTGTGAGCTATTATAAAAATTTAAAAATTGATATTTTCTACCAAACTCTAAGTTACGTACAAACTTATTAGTACGTCTTATATCGAGGTAAGCGATACGATCCGTACCACCACCTACATAACCTTTGGCTCCCTGCGTTCTTTTTGGTACCGGCCTACCGTTTACACTCTGCTTTAATGCTTGTGATCTAGTAGCACTTTGTACCTCTTTAGAGATCTCTTTATGAAAGCCTCTTAGCTCTTTCTTAACTTCTTTACCCTGCGATAACTCGTTAAGTCCCTTTATAACATCATTAAGACCCTCGACGGCTAGTCCGCCGTCTTTTGCGGTATTGTATTGAAAGGTTTTAGCCATATTTCTTTTTTTCCTGCTCGGCTCTTTTTTGTAAAGCGTTTTGTAATGCCAAAAACATCGGTAACGGTAACTCCGCTACTTCCATAGGGTTTAGTCCGGCGGCTAAACTAACTTCGGCTATTAAATCGATATAATAACCGCCGGTTACTCCGGGTCTTCGCCCCCTAAACCGTCTATAGTTGCAACGGTATTTAACCACTTATCGAAATCGTCTGTAACGCCGGTACGCTTACTAGCGCTCCAACATAAATACATTAACTCTTCGAAAGATAATTTTTCTAGCTCGCTAGCCGGTCTTTGACCGAATTTTCTTTCTAAAGCTACGAAGTCGACGGGTCTTAACGTTACTTCTTTTTTTGTACCGTCTTCTAGTACGAGAGTGAGTTGGTGTAATCCCTGTACTAAAGATATTAGCTTGTACTTCTTGTAATAGTTCCGCTTGTTGGGAAACTAACGCTAAAGCTCGCCAATTCTCCTACTCCGTTAGCTACCGGTTGGTGTTGGTTAACCAATACGGATCCGCTATATTTCGGGTTAGTTGAAGATACTGCGTCGCTTGTAGGTTTGATCTCAAAAGTAGTTACGGTACCTAGAAGAGGCCATAGTGTAGCGTCCACTTCGCTAGCTGCGAAATCTT